ATCCGGGATCTAAAATTGTTTGACCTGATGTATTTCTTGAAAGTGCAGAAAATTGTGCACCTGCTAAATCTTTTACGGTAACTCCAGTTCCACTATCTCCCCCTACTAATGAAGATCCAGAAAAATACAAATATCCTTTATATTTTGGGAATTCATCATATACCCATTTTTCAAATCCCGTTAGTTTATCAAAAAAAAGTTCGAGTTCTTTTTTTGTGCCATCAAAAGGAAATTCATTGATGATTTTGTCAAATGCAACATTGGTCTTAACTTGAGCACTATTAAAAAATGTATGATTTGCAAAGTCACTCCAATCGATGTTTAATTGCTGGGTTGACTTTAGACCACTCTCCATGGGATCATATTTAAAGGAACCAGTATGACCCAAGGTGGTGGAATCTTCAGTTTCAGAATTAGAATGATCCCAATATACATCGCCTGAGGAGCCATCTTCTAACTGCCGAACTACCGTTGGAGAAAATAAAGGTGGTCGCCCAAATTGCAGTCTTTTTGTATTATTTTTGGCTGTCATTAAGAAACCACCTTAAAAATAAATCCCTTATTCTGAACTATGAAATCTTTTCCTTGTTCATTTCGTATTAGAAATTCCAGTTCATATACTTCATTTACATCTAAATCTTGTATATAAAGATCAAAATACATCCCTTCTTTATCTGTTGATAAACGGGTAGATGTAGAAAATGGGATTATTTCTTCCCCATTATACGAATTTAGCAGTCTCCACCTCATATCTGGAATTATGGTAAATTGAGAAGGAGTTGGATAACGATAATCTTTTTGTAACATAGTTTTGTTTTGGACAATTACTTTTATTCTGGTGTTTTCATCTCTTGCGTATTCGTCTTTGAGATTGATTGCATTGACTACGTAATTTTTTTCTTGTGAATTGACAAAAATACCAGATAATTTTTTGAAAATAACAAAATCTTTGGCAAAAACTACTGTTTCGTCTAAACTTCTCCAACGGATATCAAATCCAATTTCAGAAGAGGTTGAAATAAAAGTTTCCAATTCTGAATTGCCGACTGGATCTAAAATAAAATCACAGGCATAAATTCCTTCTTGACTATTATATTGAGAGGCACTAAATGATTGAGAGTAGTAAAGAACGCTTGTTGTAAGATGATTGATACTTGCGCTAAAATTTGGTTGCCAACTGGAAGTAGTATATGAAATACTTTTGCTTGAAATCAATTGCAAAAGGAGGCAATCATCTCCTGTAAGTTCTGTAGAACCCGAATAAAAATTTCTATAATTGTCTGCCAATTGATTATATGTAAAAAAACTTTGGCTTACACTAAAATATGGATAACCACTTGTATCTGAAACTTTGTCATTATATTCAACGATTAATTTGGGACGTAAGGATTTGTCAAAGGTATGTCTGCTCCCAAAACGCTTAACAAAACGAGTTGTTGTATCTTGTTCTTGAGAACCAGTGTAGGAGATTCTGAATCCATAATTTGGTAAAATTCCCGCTATTGAGGCCGAAACTAAAGCCGTTACATTAAAAAGCCCGTCTTCATCTCCTCGATTAAAAGTCATATGGGATCCAAAGCTTTGCATCCCAGAGCCTAAATTACCAACTGTCATAATATCAATATCGGTATCATCCATGGCACCTTCTGCGCCTGCGCCGGAGATGCTCCAAGTTGTTGTAGTGCTTGCGCTCAAGAAATTGGCAGTATCAAGATCACGATAAGAAACAACATCAAATCCTCTTCCCTCATCAAAAGATTTTGAAAGTGGATAAACCGATAAAATAAAATTGGAAGGAGTTATTTGTCCTCCATAAACATCTTTCAAAGAAATTGAGGCTGTAAAACTTGAATCGCTTACTATATTTTCGGTTAATTGGCTATAGTCGAATTTCAACAAAAGCCTTGAAATCTCAACAATTGAACCGCTAATGCCCGATAATATCGTCTCATTATATAATTTATAGAGATCGAGAGTACCAGCGTGGCCAACATTCGCATCAACCGAACGAGAACCAGCAATAATTTTGTCACAAATATATGTGTCTTTGGAGCAACTTAATAATCTATACATTTCTTACCCACAAATTTATATATAAATATTGCGGATGTTAAAAGGAGAAGAATATAAAAAAATGCTATTTTATTTAATTTTTAGAGGGTAGGTTTTAGCCACTCACCTGACATCTTATGTCATAGGATGGAAATCTGATTTCAAAAATTGCTCCAGGGGGTGTAAATATAATCTTTTTGTCGGTATTAGCTTCAACATCATATACAACATCAGAATAAATTCTTATATCTGAACCATTTGCCCCATCCCCGACTGTTCCATTAATATTGGTAATTCTTAATTCATGAACGGTATAAACACCATCATTATTATATAAAATATTTTCAATATCATTAATATAAATGGGTTGATCAATTTCAAAGTTTTTGATAGAAAAATATTTTTTCAATTGAGATATAACATTTTGTTTGATTAAGTTTTTATTTTGAGCTGGATCAACTACGATAGCGAAATCAATTTGGATATTGATAACCATAGCATCTAAAATATCAATGGCATCATTGGAAAGCCTAAATTGATTAAGATAGGTTGATAGATTTTTCTTTAGACTATCTGGCGAAGTTACCAATTGATTATCAGAATTACGGGATATAATATATAAACTGGTTGCTAAAGGATTAAGGGGATTGGGACGAGTTGCTGCTCTGAAAACTCTCCCAAAGTTTGATGGCATTGTATAAACTCTGGCAATCAAATCTTCTTTAGTCACAATCCGACTTTGAGCAGACCGAGCAGCTGGAACTCTAAGTTTTAATTCATCAGTCGTGGGAGCATCTTCTCCACCTGCAGCGGATTCCATATTTAATGAGTCAAAAGATGAACGAACAAATTGTGCTACAGTTGGAGTTGGTTCATTTGGAAATGACATAATAAGGGTTGTGGTACCTCGAATAGTTTTGGCACCTACATTATGAGATAAACCCCCACCATATCGATAATCTACAGTAATTGTGGTGTTGGGCGTAATAATCCCAAGAGTTGTAGTTTGCAATAAATTTCCTGGATTTAATGTGAATCTTGAGAAAGTTCTTTTGCCATATAAAGGAATAGCAAATTGGCTTGGATCGGGAATAATATCGTCATCTAAAGATTCAGCCGAACCTCCACCAAAAGTTAATGTAGTTAATCTTGTATCCAAAGACATTTCTTTGATAAATCTAAAAGGAGCTGGTGTAACAATAAGATTATCAGGCACCAAATTATAGTCTTCATCTCTATTGGTAATTGCTCGAAAAACGGTATCCTGTGTCAGGTAATCAACCTCGTAATAAATGTTCCCTTCAGCATCTTTAACGGAAATAATTTCTGTTACATTTTCCTTAGAAAGCGCAAATGTTTGAAATGCCCTAAAAGAACCAACAGAAAAGTTTTCGGAAGCACGAAAACCAGAAACACATTCTCCAACTCGAGTTAGAATAAAAGAGGTGGGTGTGCTATTTGAATCCCTTTGCGAGATTGTAATGTCAGCCAATAATGCTCCTGTTTCATCAATCTCTCTAAAATCTATGTCTTCTGTTAATTCAAATTGTACTCCATTTTCTGCAGGCAAAACTGTTCCCGCATGGACTACTGGTAATGCAGCCGTATTGGGTTCTGGTGGATTTCCAGTAGCTGGAACTTCAATATAGAATGTCTGATCAACAACAGCGGGAGATGCTCCCACAATGGCTACTCCGGCTCTTTTAAGGTGAGCTTGAATATTTTTATCTTCTACGGCGGTTTCTATATTAACTTCATGAAATTGATGATCTAAATAAAAAGAATCTACATCGCCCACATAAGCAGCGAATTCCAATAAAAGACCTCCAAGGCTGGATTCTGAAAAATCTTTGATATTATTTGGAAAATGAGTACGGGCATACTCTAATAAGTCTGCTCGAAAACCATCAAAATCTCTATTAAGATATTTTCTTTGTTTCAAAATTTTAAGAATGTCTCGTCTTGAATTTACAGCCATAATTTTTCCTTTAGATCACATGGATAATTAACTCTACTTGATCCTGTAATATATTCAATGCTGGCACGGAATAAATGAATAAAATTTTAATTTTTCCAATATATTGATTATCATCGTGAAGCGTAGATGACTCAAACCCCAGTGGTGTGACAAATGGCATATATTTATATATGGCTGTATTAATTCGTATCATTACTTCTGCATCAAAATCATCCTTGTTGGAATACTCTGAAGATAACGGATTAATATTGGCACCAAAATCATATAAAGCCAATCTTTCTCCATGATTAGTTAAAAGAAGATTTTTTAAATTGTCTTTAATTTGATTAGAAGTTTTGTAATTCATAACAAAGATTTCTTTGCCAAAATTATCAATTTCTAAAGGAGTGCGAATCCCTATTGGCGTCAAGGAACGACTGACCACTAAGACACTTTCTCTTATTTCTTCCTTTTTTACACCGACATCTTTGAAACTAATCACGGTCATAGTGTTAATTAGAAAGATTTGCAAAAATCAATATGGAGTTATATTGGGATTAATCCATATCTTCTGGCAGGCGTATGGCTATTCCAACAGGATACAAAGGCCTTCCATCTGGGCTATATTCAAAAAATTTGACTTTAAACATTTTTCCAATATAAGAATCGGCATTTTGAAGTAATTCTGCTCTTTGTTCTTCTGTCCCTTTTGGTGTGCAATCAAATATGGCTCCATCTTTGGTTATGCATTGAAAACTTGGAACATTTAAAAATTTGCCTTTGCCTCTTTTCCAGCCGATAATTTCAAATTCATCATCTGTGAATTTTTTATATTTCAATAAATCTGAACTTCTTCCATTTAATTTGTAGGGTCCATTAGCCAAACGAAGAATCAAACCTTCATAACCATCTTGAAGATATTCTCCAAGTGCCACATCAATTTCTTTTTCAGAATTGACCAATTTGCTTTCGACAAAACAACAAGTTTTTGGATGATGAATTTCGTAGAATGCTTCCAATACACCCATACGAGTTTCCCATGAATCATCCAAATATTCGAGATCGGTGAAATCATATGTGAAAAATTTTAATGCGGTCGCATCTTTTTCAACATCCTTAACAAGGGAATTGATTGTTTGTAAGGTCAATCCATGTAGGTAGATTTCTCCATCAAGAATTTGAGTGGAATCAATCATATTTTCAAGCTCATCAGAAATATGTGGGAGAATATATTCTTTTCCTCCACGGGACATTAATTTAACTTTTCCATCGACCCGATAGGCCAAACATCGAAGGCCATCCAACTTGGGTTGTGCATATGCGGGCCATGTCACAAATTTTTTGCGTTTGGTGTAATCCTTTGCCAACATCGGATTAATAACCACGGTTTTTTGGGCTTCTTCAACCGTTTCAAAATACTTTTTCCGTTTTTGATCATGCCATTTAGAAACAGCCTCAAGGATTGCTTGTTCCTGGCTCGAGGTTTCGTTTTGACGCCCAATATTCATGGGTTTGACTTGGTATGTTGATTCTTGTTTCTTGCCTTCTACAAGCCCCCAAATGCAATTAACAGAATCATTTTTGGCATAAATAAGCCACTCTTGCATTTGACCCTTGGATGTTTTAGCATAAAGTTTGGCCAATTCCACAGAATCATCTTCAAGGAATCTAAGTTCTGGTATTTCTCTTTGGCTTAATTTTTGGAGCCTTTTTATATCAATTTCGGAATTTTTCATAACCTCATTATAGAATAAAAGGAGAGATTTTGCAAGTATTTTTTGGCTTTAAAAATAAATGATCATCCGGTAAATCGTATCACATCACGGAGGTTTGGAATTTTTATGGCTGTACCGCTAGGTACTTGTAGAAAATTGCCCACATTTGAGGCCGCTCCGATGATCCACGCGAGCCTTCCATCCCCATAAGCTTGTCCTGCCAAAATATCAAGGCGCTCCGACTCTTTTAAAATTGTTTCAGTATATCGGATATTACCGTTTTTTATATTTTCACGAATGGCAACAATAGCGAAAGAAGTCCCATATCTATATCTGGCGCCCAAAATTGGTGCTCTTGCATATCTTCTAATCGTCATTTATATCACCTTTCTTTAAATTGGTACCAGATTTTTAAGCCCAGATGTTAAATCGTTTTTTGCTTCTCCTTCTCTGTTTGGAGTAGCAGCAGCAGCTTTTTTCTTTGCTAAGTCAATTACTTGTTCCATTTGTCTTGCAATTTCTTTGTGGCTTTTCATTATTTGCATTAAAGCACCAATATTATAGGGAGGAGCAATCATTGCTCCTGTGGAGTCAATACCCGGATTAAGATCATGAACTGGTGCAAAATCTATATCAATTTTACACCACATGGGCGCCCTATGATTTAAACCTTCAGTGTCCCAATTGGCATCTGACCAGTCAAATGAAATTCTTCTGATAAATCCCGCCAAGCCTTGGCCTGATGTAGACTCGAACGATCTAAATATTGGATTTTTTTCTGAATCAAGAAAATTTTGAAGATTTTCATTGATAACATTATCACTATCATCAAAAGCAGCATTTTCGGAAAAAGTACTGTTTCCTGTGGCCCCTGGAACTCCTCCTAATCCCGTGCTATTATATGCTTTATTAAAAATATTGGGATAGTCCAATTCAATATCAATATAATTTGATTGACCAAAGTCTGCAATAATAGTTCCTTTATCCGAAACAGGCTTAGGGGTTATTTCTATTTCATACCTATTACCACTGGATCCAATTTGTTTCTTTATTAAAACTTTAGAAAATGTGCTTATTCGGGGAGCTTCATTTGAATTTTTATATTTCAGGATTTTATTTACAGCATCACGAGAACCAGCCGTGGGTGATGAAAGATTTAAAAAGAAAGTATCTCCTTCGTCAAAATTTAGATTCTTTTGTGTATTGATAATTTTGACCATGGCGGAAGTCATTTTATCAATCTGTTCTTGACTTAGAGGTTCCATTGGTTCAGCACCACCTATAGTAAAATTCTTTGAGCCTATCCCAAATAGCCTTGCAAGATCAAATTTGCTATAGTTGGTTTTTAATAAATCTCCTAATCTTAGTCTGATCATCGGTGAATTAGAGATTAATTGAGAAAATGGTTGATAAAAATCTCCTTCTTCATGTTTGATTAAACGACCAGCTGTATATTGCGGGTATATGAGCATTAGAAGTTTGTTAATTTTGTGCCACATTTCCCCAAAATCTCTTTTATTTGTTGAGACCACTCTAAAAGAACATGTTATTGTTCTGTTGGTATTTTTATAGGTATATACTTTTCCAACACGACCATAACCATCGGATTCGGCATATTCTGCATCAAAACTATCTGTAACATTTTCTATAAAAGCATGAAATGCAATAATTTCGTTTGTTCTTAGATCATGAAAATAAAATGGCATATAACAGGCATCAAGCTCCTGTTCAATAAGTTGAACATGTTCTTTTTTAAGGCGACCTCCTTCTTGAGTTTGAGTATTCTTATTGGCCGCCAAAACACTATATGCATTTTGCACTCCAGTATACATTTTTTCTGCATGGCCATATTCAGCAGGAAGCAAATATAACGAACGAATTGTATCATTTCCCCAAGCCATACTTCCTAAGTAACCAGGCCCCGCTTTATCTGAAAGTCGGCTTTTCTTTACAAGAGCAGCGGGATTAGGATATTTTTGGCCATTTTTCATAGGCTCTTGATCTTCATTAACACTATCAATTGAAGATTCAAAACGTTTTAATTCATCACCCTCAATCATAAGAGCAATATCCCCAATAGTTGCTACGATGTCCATGAATCTCATTAATTTAGAATCTCTAAGGGATGATACTGCGTTCAAGATATTGGTAGGATCCGCATCCAATCCTATCTGCTTATTAACATCTAAAGGTCCAATAGTATCAAGAGAATCAAGGAAACCAGCACTTCCGGCAATACTTCCAATAAATCCGGCGCCAGCACTAATGATATTTCCTATATCATCTGCTGTGGCTCTTATTAGCATTCTTAGTAAAGTATTAAAATAACCAGTATTTTCTTGGACTAAAGAATAAGTGGAGCCCAATCCAACAGCTGCTCCCAAAACACCAACAACGCCTCCCAATAATCCTCCAGCGGCTGATGGGGGCGCACCAAAAAACACTTCTACTCCTCTTTGGACACATTTGGAATAGTCGTTTTGTGTTTGAATTAATAGAAAAAATTGGGCTGGGGCTTTGTGATTGTTCTTTATTTTGATCTTTCCCTAAATAACTTCCAAGGCGTTGCCTTCTTTTTTCAAGAGGATCTGGTTGGGATTTATTGTCCGAACTAAATGCACTACCCACCAAAGACAACGGATCGGGTATTTCAATAGCAGGTGGGCCCATAGCTTTGGCAAGCAATTTTATTATTTCGCTAATGGTTAAAGTTAACAATACAGCAGCAGCGGCTGATGATGTAGAACTAATTGCATCAAAAGGAACCAATGGGTTATTAACATTTCCGTATGACCACATTGATTGTTCTTTTAAAGATGGGAATTTGGAATCTTTGCTAAACTTATCATTAACATTCCCTGCAATTTCTGCTGCCGAAAATCTACTTGTTGGAATTCGGATTCCTAATCGTGCCAATCCAGGAGCGGTTGAAGCTGCTTTGGCACCCAAAGCACTTGTGAAATTACTTGGATCATCTGGGACATAATATTCGCCACTTGCTTCAAAAAGTGTTTGTATTCCTAAGTTTTTTAAATCCTTTATTTTATATATTACTTCTTCTGTGTCACCTTTAACATTTGGAAAATTATGGGGAGTATGAATTCCTAAATTTTTCTGTAGTAAAATTGATCCCACATTACTATCATTTTCATCTTCCGAAGTGTCTGGATCAACATATTCAGCATAGGGGTCAAAACGATTTGTTTTTCTGAGTCGAACTGCGGTTGCAATAGCAGTCGATGAATATCTTCCGTGAATATTCAAATCTTTAAAGAGTTCTTCCCCTGTTTTTCCGATTTCTACATCAGTTTTGCCCTTTTTTACTTCTAAACCTGGAAGAAAACCACTATTAGAACTATTATCAAATGCGGAAATGGCTTCTTGTGCACGGGGAAGAGTAAATTCGTCTCTAAAAGTAGAAGTGGCTCCCGAATTTTTATCGTTTGTATTGTCAATTGGAGCTGGGTTGCCCGTACTCGTTTTTATTGAAATTTCTTTACTGCCATCTGAGATTTGGGGATTGTTGTTAGCTTCTTTGGTTATTGTGGAGAGATGATCCCCCAATTTTATTTTTATACTTTTTTTAATATCATCGCTATCAAAACGGACTTTTCCTTCTCTTCCATCATCAAAAGTGTCGGAAGCATCAATAATAATTGCCGTTTTGTTGTTGTCTACCATATACTGTTAATTATTTTTGTTTTAAAATCTCAATCGACTCCAGAACATTCTTCTCAAAACTCTCTACTACTTCTCGGAGAGTTTTAATAATAGATTCTCGTTCATCTTCCGGAAGAGTGTTTAATATTTCTTGATATTGTTTATTTTTCAATAATTCATCAAATGCTGACATATTTTAAGCGGCTCCTGCTTTTCTGGTTTTTGCGAAATCGTTTCCTACGCCAATTAAGGCTGTTGTGAGTTCTTTTGTATCAACTACAACTTGCACATTAAAATTGACAGCTATATTTTCCAATTTGATTTTAATCTCTTCAGTTCCTTTTAGTCCAAGATTATCGGCTGTGCGTTTAAGCTGCGTTTTAACATTAATATTATTTATTTTTCCTAATTCAGCAGAAATATTATTAATTTCCGCTACCATATCTTTAACTCCCGAAGCAGTTTTGCCAATGAATGTTTCTCCAATAAGTTGTGTTCCTTTTCCTATTTCGGCTAAAACATTATAGAATTTTGGAATTTTTGCGGCCTGTCCTACATCAAATTTACTAAATTGGCCAGATATTTTATTAAAATCTGTTATCATAATACCCAAACTTTCTAACTGAAAACTATTAAGAGTGGTATCAACACCAGCCAATTCTCCAAACCCTGTAAAAAATTCCTTGAAAGTTTTCCCAAATTTAACAAAATCTATTTGAGCCATTGCGCCTGAAATAGAATTTAATTTAGAAAATGTTGTTTCTAAAATTGGTGCAGTTTTATCAAGAAAACTATCTTTAATTGTTTTAAGTGGGGTTTCTAATGTCATTAAATTAGAAGCCAATATTGGTAATGCATTTGCAAGTGGTTTCAAGATATTATCTGAAATAGAACTAAGAGCGGATTGAACTATTCGAGGATTAATTTTAGCAATCATGCTTGCTGTTTTTGATTGAAATAAATCAATTAATTTTGGAATCATTCCGAAAGTAGTTTCAAGTAAATTGCTTGTGGCCTCAATTCGTGCAGGGTCTATACCTTCTGTTAAAGGTAACATTTTTCTCATGAATGTTTGTAATCGTGTCATAATGCCATCTTTGGCAGTAAAAACATCCAAGAGATTTCCTATTTTCTTTCCTAAGTCGCCTAAACCTTTTCCACCTGTTGGAGTTTCTTTATTAATAATTCCCGCATCTTCGTATAAACTTTTTATCCAACTTCCTGCCGTTTGAAGTATGTTCTGATTTTCTCCTCTTAAACCTCCCAAAATACTTCCTAAAGCATCCATCATTTTAGCAACGCCGGACATAAATGTTGTGAAAGTATTAATAGTGGCTTCTTTTATGTCTGGCATCTTACTGATTTGTTGCATAAGATCGATCATTGTTGGAATGAAATTTTTAATGACCTTTACAATACTTTGCATATATGAAGAAGCAGATTGAAGATTTTCGGGCATTACCGCTTTGGCATACATATCACTAATCCAAGATGAACCACCAGTTACTCCTGGTGGTGGTTGCAAAGCTTTTAATAAACCAGCTACTCCTTGGAGCATTTGACCTAAAATTGCTCCTGTTTTTAATTGTCCTCCCGAAAATCCCGATGTAGCTTTAACAATTTCTTTTATAATATTATTAATACTGGAACCAATTGTAGAAATGATTTTGGTTATACTTCCCAAGTTATCTTTTAATTCCTTTTCTGGATTTCCACCAAATAAAGACCTGATAGCCTTAAATGATGGTTGAGCTATTTCCATTATTCCCAAAATGGATTTAGAGAAATCTCCTATTCCTTCCAAAATTTTTGAGAAAGCATCTACTTTTCGTTCGAATCCTGCGGATGGCTTGAATTTATCAATTTCCTTCATTATCAACATTAATTGTGTTGCCATACCAGTTACAACTGTTGCTATAACTCCCAAACCGGCCAAAACGGCTACACCGCCGAATCCTGTCATAACCATGGCGCCTATAGCTGCTGCTTCCAACACAATTAACCCAGCCGCCATATACATTCCCACCATGCTTCCCATGACTTTTATAATTTTTCCCACGCTGGCTTCTGACACTTGGTGGAGTAATCCTTCTATTATGAGAAAATTAGTAGCCATTGCGGTGCTTACTAATACCAGAGCCAAAATACCACCTACCGCTTTTGATGCTATGGCCATATTCATCGGCATTGTTCCAAGAACACGCATTGTTCCAGAAAGAGTTACCATTCCAATGGCAGCAGATCCAAGAACAATAAGAGGGGTTTGAATTTTATCTGGGGAGTCAACACCGCCCGCTTTTAGAACTTTATCTATTGCAACAATACCAC